ACAAAAGGTAATAGTATAATGAAATATCTTAAAGAGATTACAGATTGGGAAATATCCAATCACACATATATGGTCAATGATGCTGGACATCTAGTTGGTTATATTAAGACAGGAACTAAAGAAGAAATCATCTTCAAATCACCTATGAAACAGTTCTCCAAATCAAGGAGAAAATTTATTCAACTCAAGCGTTGACATTGCCACGCACTTTTTGATACCATTACCTTATGACTGAGAAACTACTAATACAAAAAGACAACCTTGCAAAATTACTTGCAAAGGAAAACTTAACAATCGTGCATAGGAAAGTTCCTACTGCATACTTCGATTTGAAGAATAGAATACTTTGTTGTCCTATTCTTAAAGAAGACATTTCACCAGAACTTTATGACTTGTTTATGGGTCACGAAGTTTCACATGCATTGAATACACCTTATGAAGGTGTTCATTCTGCAGTGACAAAAAACAAAACTCTTAAAGGGTATTTGAATGTTGTTGAAGATGTCAGAATTGAGAGAATGATTAAAGAGACTTATCCTGGTCTTAGAAAATCATTCTTTAAAGCATACAACGAATTAATGGACATCGATTTCTTCGGTGTTAATACAAGAAACATACAAGAAACTTCACTGATTGATAAAATCAATTTGATTACTAAATGTGGTCAGAGAGTCAACATCAAACTTACTGAAAAGGAACAAGAATTTTTAGATTGGGCAATGTCTTGTCAGACTTGGGAAGAAGTCGAAGAATGTGCCACTGCAATTTACGAATGGTCTAAAGAAAACGAAACAAGAACTGATGAAGATGAAAAAATGGTTCCTCAAATGTTTGATGTAGGTGATGAAGACGAGTCAGATGAAGAAGAAGAAAATCAAAACGATGAAGACTTCGAAGATGGTTCAGATTCATACGATGATGATTATGAGGACTCTGAAGAAGATTCAGACGAAGACAATCTTCCAGATGTAGACGACACTGAAGATTCTGGTGAAGAAGAAGGTGAAGAAGAAGAGTCAGACGAAAGAAAAGACACTGGTACAAAAGGTGGTCATGGTTATGATGCAGAGAATTACGATTCAAAAGATGGTGCTAGAGAGTCTATCACTGAACACAATGCACATAACAATGAAGAACAATTCATTTCAGATAGTAATGTGATTATGACTCATATTAATCTTAAAGAGAAAATGAAATCAAAAGAGATTACAGATATTGTTTATCCTTATAAGAGAGTTAGACAAGATTGGAAAAACTTCTTCGAAGGTAAAGACAAAAAAGGTGAAGCATTAGGAACAGATTTTGATGATGTTGATAATTCTAAGACTCAAAAAATGGCAGAGAGAACTTCTAGGAATCTGGTTGATAAAAACAAAAGAATAGTTATGCATATGGCAAAAGAGTTTGAAATGAAACAAGCTGCTCTTGCTCAAGCACATGCCTTCACTGGTAAAACTGGTAAGTTAGATATGAATAGACTTGCTAAGTATCAGATTGTTGATGATGTTTTCAAAAGAATGACATATCTTCCAGACGGAAAGAATCATGGTGTTCAAGTTCTACTTGATTGGTCTGGTTCTATTTCTGGTGAAGTTATGGATTTATTAGAACAAGCTTTGATTCTTGCAATGTTCTGTAAGAAAGTTGAGATACCTTTCAGAGTATACTTGTTCACTGACCAAATCATGCACAATTCAAGATATGGGTGGGACAGAGAAGAAGGTAATATTAGACTTGTAGAAATATTCTCCAACGAAATGAAATCAAAAGAATACTTAGATGCATTGACAATACTTGGTGGTCTTTATAATGAATTCTATACTGATAATGTCGGAAGTTATCATCAAAGAAATTTTCAAGATAAAGCAAACGCATTCAACGAGTGGTTTGACGGTATTGAGTATATTGACCCAAATGGTTACTACTGGAACACAAGATACAATCACCCAAACGGATATGGTTTAGGTGGTACTCCTCTTGACCAATGTTTAGTTGGTATGAGAAAATTAATTCCAGAGTTCAACACTGCATACGGAATCGAGAAATCAATTCTAACGATTGTCACCGATGGTTACAGTCATAGAGCAGACATTCTTTATCCTGATGAAGCAGAAAACAAACAAATTGAAGAACAACTTGGTGATGAAGATTCTTGGAGAACTACTAAGAAAAGAAAACTAGTTGACCCATATTCTGGAAAAGTTTATGACTATGAAGAAGACAGATACGGAAGAAGTGACTTTGAAAAAACTACCAATCTTTTAGAGTGGTTGAAATCAGAGACAGGAGTTATAACAACTGGTTACTTTGTTTGTGGCAGAAAACAAGACTTCATGCAACTCATGGATTCTATAGGACAGCAGATGGATTATTCAGATAATTCTGCTTGGTTACAAACTAGAAAAACTGGTACTGTTTGGGAAACCAAAGGGTACGGAAAATTATTCACCACTGGTTCAACTACTTTAGTTGTTTCTGGTGAAGACGAACTTAATGAAGACTTGGTCGGTGCGAAGAAAGGTAAACTAACAAGTGCCTTTAAGAAAAACCAAAAGTCTAAAACAACATCAAGATTTTTAACAAATGAATTTATCAAGGAGATAGCATAATGAGAGAACCATTACAAGTAGACCAGGCATATTACCACAATTACGATGCATCGTATTCCAAATTTGCAGATGCAGTTATGGATGTAGGACCAAGTCCTTGCGTCAAGTTTAATTGTCCAAGATTTAAACAATGTGCCGAAGAAAAGGTAGAATGCAAAGCATTCAGATTTTGGGTTAACAACGGAGAAATGGAAACATACTCTAAAAAAGTAAAAGGTATGATATCAATTGAAAAAGACTTAGAGAGGATTCTAAGAATATGCGAGTAGGCGGTTGCCAATGCGTATCACTTTTTGATACCATATCCAAATGATGAGAAATAATAACAAAGAAAAGGAGACTATATGAGTTATTCAACTATGACGGAATCTGTATCAGTAAATGGTAAAGATTTCAGAATGAGTCCTGATAGACAAGAGTTTATCGCGACTTTACAATCGGTCTATCCAGACCAAACTGCATTTTCTAAAGAAGATTTAGAGAATGTTGGTGCTGTCCCATATTGGGTCAAATCAACCAAATACCCATTCAGAAATTCTGATGCATCGGTATTTGATTTATCTGCATTAATGACCAATGTCATTCCAATGCCAGTGAAACCACAACCTGTCATGCCAATGGCATCTATGCCAGTTAGCAACATGCCTGTTGCAGCTCAATCAGAGACGGTTAATATACTCGAAGACAATGTCAAAATTGTTCCAGAGAAAATGACTAATTATGTCCCTTTCGGACATTTTAAAGATGTCAAAAACATAATCAAATCTGGAATATTCTTTCCAGTATTTGTGACTGGTCTTTCAGGTAATGGTAAAACATTAATGATTGAACAAGTATGTGCCTCTTTAAAGAGGGAACTTTTCAGAGTCAATGTGACCATTGAAACTGATGAAGATGATTTAATGGGTGGTCACACACTTGTTAATGGCAACATTTCCTTCAGAGAAGGTCCGGTTATCAAAGCAATGAGAAAAGGTTCAGTTCTTCTATTAGATGAAGTTGACCTTGGTTCAAACAAGTTGATGTGTCTACAATCAGTTCTTGAAGGTAAAGGTTACCTAATCAAGAAAACTGGTGAGTGGGTAACACCTGCACCAGGTTTCACAGTTCTTGCAACTGCAAATACTAAAGGTCAAGGTTCAGAAGATGGCAAGTTCATCGGAACTCAAATCATGAATGAGGCAATGTTAGAAAGATTTGCAATCACTATGCAACAAGAATATCCACCAGTGTCAGTTGAGAAGAAAATTCTCGAAAAAGAAATGGAACTAACTGGTGCAGTTGATTCAGAGTTCACTACCAAGTTGGTAGATTGGGCAGACATTATCAGAAAAACTTTCTACGAGGGTGCTATCGATGATGTTATCACAACAAGAAGACTTGTTCACATTGTCAATGCATTCAGAATGTTTGGTGATAGAATGAAGTCTATTGAAATGTGTATTTCAAGGTTTGATGAAGAGACTAGAATGTCTATTCTTGACCTCTACACTAAAATTGATGAGGGTGTTTCTCTAACTGAGGAAAACCCCATTGACGAATCAGAGACTTCAGAGTATAATGATTAATATGTTTGGTAAAAAGACTACAATCGACTACAAATATAACGAGGACAGTTCTCTAAAGGAACTTGCCTCTTATATCGATAAGACTTATGACCAACATTACTCTCTTAACAAATACCAATCTACAGAGTTTATTATAGATTCTGGACATGGTGAGGGGTTCTGTATCGGAAACATAATGAAATATGCACAACGATATGGTAAAAAAGGTGGGAAGAATAGAGCAGACCTGTTGAAGGTTTTACATTATGCTTTGTTCATGCTACATGTTCACGACAAAGCAAATAAGGAGGCTAACAAGTGATGAAAATAAGTAATGATACGAGGGATGTTCTAAAGAATTTCTCAACAATAAATTCTGGTATTAAAGTTACCAGTGGAAAACAACTGCAGACAATTTCAAATATGAAAAACATTCTGGCAGTTGCAACAATAGAAGAAGAATTCCCACAGGATTTCTCAATCTATAATCTACCTGAATTCTTAGGTGCGACTTCTCTATTAGAAGATGCAGACTTTCAATTCGGTGATGCAAGTGTGACAATCTCAGATACAAATTCTGCATTGGCATACTTCTACGCAAGTGAAGGAATGGTAACAACACCAGAAAAGATGATAACAATGCCAGATGCAGAAGTATCTTTTGATGTTTCATCGTCACTTCTAAATGATTTAAACAAAGCTGCTAGTGTTCTAGGAGTGAATGATTTGATTCTTAAATCAGACGGAACTACAATGACATTGTTAGTGACTGATAAAAAGAATACAACATCTAATTCATTCAGTAGAACTGTAGGCACAGGTGACGGAACACCCTTTACTTTCAATTTCAAGATTGATAATCTGAAAGTATTAGAAGGAAACTATGCAGTTTCAGTATCTTCTAAAGGTATTTCTCATTTCAATAACAAAGATATAGAGTTAGAATACTTTATTGCACTTGAACCTGATTCAAAATATGGTCAATAGACATATATATAATAGTGTGAATAGGGTTAAATTAGTCTCAGCTCTATACTCGGGATGTAAGATGTCTCATCAGCCAGGAGTTCTTACAACGGTTAATTCGGAGGGGTTTTAACATCTAATTATGAATCAAGAATTTTTATTTGTAGAAAAATATCGTCCTCAAAATATTGAGGACACGATTCTTCCTGAATCAATCAAATCTACTTTCAGAGAGTTTGTTAAACAAGAACAAATACCAAATCTTATGTTATGTGGTTCTGCAGGTTGTGGTAAAACAACCATTGCAAAGGCATTATGTAATGAACTTGGTGCAGACTTCATTGTTATAAACGGTTCAGACGAAGGCAGATTGATTGATACACTCAGGACTAAAATCAAAAACTTTGCATCAACAGTATCACTTTCAGGTGGACCTAAAGTTGTGATACTAGATGAGGCAGATTACATATCTGCTGATTCAGTGCAACCTGCATTGAGAAACTTTATAGAAGAGTTCTCATCTAATTGCAGATTTATCTTTACTTGTAATTACAAGAACAGGATTATTCCACCTTTACATTCACGAACAACAGTAATTGATTTCTTAATCAAACCTTCAGACAAACCAGTCCTTGCACAACAAATGATGAAAAGATGCAACGAGATTTGTGATGCAGAAGGTATTGAAGCAGACAATAAAGTCCTTGCAGAACTTATTATGAAATTCTTTCCAGACTTCAGAAGATGTCTAAATGAAATTCAGAGATATGGTGCAAGTGGTATTATCGATAGTGGATTATTATCCACATTATCAGAAGAGAAACTTACACCACTAATCAACATGCTTAAAGATAAGAAATGGTCAGACATGAGAAAATGGGTCGGTCAGAATTCTGATAATGATTTCAATACACTTTACAGAAAAGTTTTCAATGCACTTGAATCTAAATTAGAACCTAGTTCCATACCTGCATGTGTTTTAATCATTGCAGACTATCAATACAAATCTGCATTCTCAATGGATTCAGAGATAAACTTTGTTGCATGTCTCACCGAGATTATGTCAGAGTGTCAGTTTAAGTGATTGAGTTATTAGTATGGAGTTTAATAGTAATTACATGGGCATCAGTTGGACTTCATGTGGTAAAAGAGTTTGTGAGAAATCACATAGGAGAATGAAATGAGTAAAATAGAACCAATGATGAAAAAACCTAGTTTATTCAGAAGAACTATAATGAGTCTTGTGAATGGGTGGAGAAGAGTTATGGATGTCAGATACAATCCATTAAAGTATATACCTGACCCAAGTTTACAAACTTACTTTATGTTAGTGTTGTTTACTATATGGTCGGTGTTCTTTGGATTTCTAGCTGCAAACTATCTAGGTATGTTTAACTACAATACTTTAATAAGTATAATCATTCATGTTGCAATACTATTACCAATGGCATTCACTAATGCAATCTTTATAGATGCAGAGAGAGACGGACACAAATGGTTAAAAGAATGGAAAGAAGAACAAAACAGATATACTATTGTTGCAAACAGACTAAGAACTAAGAACTTAGTAATGTGGAATCCAAACAAAGAGGCATAATGGGAAAGTTAAGACAATGGTTTTTTAGATGGTTAGACAATCAAGTAGAAAAATCATTACAACGAAATGCAGATAAACAGTTTTTAAAAGGGAGAAATAAATGACACAATATGACGATACAGTAGATAGACAAAGGAGATTAATCCTTGCAGAAAAATGGGCAAAGGGTGTTAAGACACTTCATGCACATTCATTAACATCATTATGGTATGATGACAGAGGCGACGATGGTTCGGTAATGGATACTGAATACAATGATGGTCTTGTCATGAGAGAGATTAGAAAGACAGGTGAAATTGTTTACTTTGGTAAATCTCTTGAAGGTGATGAACTACTACAACACTTCGGACAACATACAGGAAAGTAGATGTCCAAAAGAAATCCATTTGATTTTGTCAAGTCGGTCTCTTACGACAAAAAAGATATCATGGTTGATGATATCGAAGAGAAATCATATCAACCGTTCCTAATAAATAAATCATTATCTTACCATGAAGATTGCATCTTCTTGACAAACGAAATGAACATCAGGCATTCGACTGAGGGTCGTCTTCAATATGTATTTTTTCTAAATACCCTAAGAAGAAGACAAAGGTTCTCCAAATGGAGTAAACCATATGTCTCTAAGAAACTCGATGTAATTAAACAGTATTATAAGATATCAACGAGAGAAGCAAAAGATTATGCATCCCTCTTATCTGATAAACAGTATCGTGAGTTGAAGAATAGAATGCGACTTGGTGGTAAAAATAATGAATGAAATAGACCCTTTAGTAGAAAAATTAGTAGAAATCTCCTTTGAGAAAGAGGACGATTTTCTCAAAATCCGAGAAACACTTTCCAGAATTGGTGTTGCATCTCGCAGAGACCAAGAACTTTTTCAATCATGTCATATCTTACATAAGAGAGGCAAGTATTACATTGTACATTTCAAAGAACTGTTTGCTCTTGACGGTAAATCAACCAACATAGATGAAAATGATATCGGCAGAAGAAATACTATCTGTAATCTATTACAACAGTGGAGTCTTATCAAAGTTATAGACAATGATAAGATAAAAGAACCAACTGCACCACTTTCACAAGTTAAAATCATACCTTTCAAAGAGAAAGTGCAATGGAAATTAACAACAAAATACTCAATCGGCAGTAATAAAAACCTAAATAAACCTGATTAAATCAAATAAGGAGGCGGATTATGCTAACAGCAATCGCAAACTTTATTATGGGAATTTGGAATATATTAATGGTAATACCAGTGGTTATCTCTATCTGTAGTGTTATTGTCGCTTTGACACCAACACCAGCAGACGATAAACTTTGGGCAAAAGTATACAAGTATCTGGAAGTTCTTGCACTAGCAGTAGGCAAGGCCAAGGATAAGAATCCTTTGTTGGATAAATAAGTATACATAAACAAGAGGTATAATTATGGAATATGTAATACTAGGCATCGTGGGTCTTTTACTAGCATATCATTTTTTAGCTAAGTCTACAAATGATACACCTGTAAAACCAGTTGCAAAGAAACCTGCAAAGAAAGTTCCTTCACAATCGGAGTTAAAGAAACTAACTAAAGTTCAGTTGATTCAACTTGCAGATAAGGAAAACCTAAAGGTAAAAGTTTCGGGTTCAAAAGCAGAAGTGATAAAATCTATTCATTCTCAAATGAAATAAAATAGACTTCTAAGTCACTAAAGGGTACTGAAAAGTGCCCTTTTTTTTCGCCAAGAGAAATCAAAAAGTATAAATAATGGCATGGAAGATATCTTTGGATTAATAAGTGAAGTTGGTGCCCCTATTGCTGGTAGTCTAGTAATGGGTTTCTTTATATTCACTGTTATAAAACAGATACTAGAAGGTGTTGTAGACGATATAAAAACACTAACCATGTTCTGTAAGTCACTAGAAAATCGTGCAAGAACAATGTCTAACGAAATGATTAAAATAGACATTTTAGTAAGTTCAGCGTTAGAACTAAGACCCGATATAGAGAGAATTGCCAGAGCAGAGAACTTTATAGAAGACGATAAGATTGACGCACGGAGGGATTAATGTCCGAAGTTGCCCAATTAATATCCGAATACGGATTCCCAATCGTAATGATGGTTGGTCTAGGCTATTTTATATACTATATCTGGTGGTTTGTAGGTAACGAACTAGAACCTGAAATTGAAAAACAACATATGGCATTGATTAGATTAATTGACCAAGTGCGTATGTTAGACCAAGACCTTATAAGACTTCAACAAAAGGTTGATGTAGTCTTAGAATACAAAGAGAACGAAAAGAAAAGGAGTAAGGAAAAATGAAAATAATTTTACCTATGTGTTTCATCGCACTTCTATTATCATTTTCACTATCTGCAACAGAGATAGTACACAAGTTTAAAAATCCTAGTTTCTCAGGAGTAGGAACTGCATCTCATTATTTGACCGTGGAAAACCAAGAGTTCTCCAGAAAAAAGGCAATTGAAGAGGCACTAGAAGCGGCAAGAAAAGCAGCCGAGAGAGAAGAGAATAATACAACCTTAGCAAAATTTATTAGAAATTTAGAATCGAGAATCTATGCCCAAATGGCAAAACAGTTGGTTGAAAATATGTTCAACAACGATAATCCAGTTAGATTCGGTTCATTCGTATTAGAAGGTTCAACAGTCACATATGAAGTTATAACAAATTTAGATGGAACAGAATTTATTAGAATGACAATAATTGATAGTGACGGAACAGAAACAATTTTAGAGATACCAATTGGAAGTGGTAACTTCGGGAGTGATACAGGTGAAGGTTCGACTACTGACGGCGGTTAGTTTAGCAATAATACTTACCTCTTGCGCATCGGTTCCTAGATTTTCAAACGAACCACAAGAGTGTAATCCAGAAACATGGGGTGATGAATACGACCATGATTTGGTTAACTATGCCAGAGCAATGGGTAGAACTTTTGAGAGAGCAATGCCTTTCATTTGTGTTGATGAACCAGAAGCAGTTAAACTTCCAAGTTATATAGAACTACTTAAATTACCACCTGCAAAAAATAAACCAGTAGTTGCAGTCTATAATTTTTCAGACAAAACAGGACAAAGAAAGGCAGTTGATAACCTTGCATCATTTTCAACTGCAGTCTCACAAGGTGGAACTGAGTTATTAATTGATGCATTAAAGACTGCTGGTGGAGACACATGGTTTAGAGTGGTTGAAAGACAAGGTTTAGACCACCTTGTTAGAGAGAGACAAATTATTAGGTCTGCCAGAGATGATATTGCAAAGAAAAAAGGAGAAGATTCTCCAGGTGTTGCACCACTTTTATTTGCAGGAATGATTATCGAGGGTGGAATTATTGGGTATGATACCAATTTAGAGAGTGGTGGCCGAGGTGCCAGAACTCTTGGAGTTGGTGTTAGTAGGATGTATAGAAAGGATGCTGTGACTGTTTCATTACGAGCAGTATCAGTTCTAACTGGTGAAGTATTATTGAATGTCCAAACAAGAAAGACTATCCTTTCTTATGGTGGAGGAGGTGATGTATTCCGATTTATAGAACAAGGAACACAACTCATCGAATTCGAGGACGGAGTGGGAAATAATGAGAGTGTGACATACGCGACACGGTCTGCAGTTGAAGCGGCAGTGTTCGAATTAATAAACCAAGGACACGATAGAGGTTTTTGGGAAATAGAAGGAAAAGAAAAATGAAAAAAATAACATTAGCGCTAAGTTTATTTTTGACTGTACCTTTTCTGTTTGCAGCTGCAGACGATGACAACGAAATTAACATAACACAAGTTGGTGATACATTACAATTATATGTCGACCAAATCGGTTATGGTAACAAAATGGGACTGAATGACTTTTCAAGTAGTTCAGCTGCCATGCCTATCACAGGTACTTCGTTGGTTTTTAACATCGACCAGTTAGGTAACGAGAACTTACTTTATGGAACATTGACTGCCGACTCATCATCATACACACTAGAATTCAACGGTGATAGTAATGTGTTTGATTGGTTAATTGGTTCAACAGGTTCATCAGATTCTTCCAATATGTTGGTAGATATAACTGGTGATTCTAATACTATGGACTTTGACCAAGGTTCAGTTGCTCAAGCAGAGAGGTTAGACTTTGATTTAATTGTAATAGGAAACTCAAATGTATTTGATGTAGATGTAGAATCAGATGATGTCACATGGAACTTTGACATCACAGGTGGTTCAAATAACATCAACACATTACAGAAAGATGGTGCCTATCACAATATCACTTTTGAATTGAATGGTGATTCTGCAGATGTAGACATCAATCAGTTAAGTGGAACATGCCCAACAGGTATTTCTACTTGTAAAGGTGAGATAACATTGGACATCACAAGTGATAATTCAGTTATACAAATCAATCAGAAAGACACAACTACTGATTCTTAGCAGTTTACTCTTCATGGGGTCTGTTCACGCAGACTCCATTGGAGATATTGTAGAATCCACAGGAATTGGTTCTGTTCTTAGAAACAATTCTGAAATAGGTAATGATGTTGGCACAGGAATTGTTCTCTATGATGAGGCAATAACAGGCAACGGCAGAATGCTTATTGAGTTCCTTGATGATGAGGAACTTGCACTTACAGAACATACACAAGTATACATAGACGAAGTATACTATGACCCAAATCCAAGTTTATCGAAGATGTCTTTAAGAATGATGCAAGGCACGGCACGATTTGCTTCTGGAAATGGTCAAAAAATTAAAAAGTCTAACATAGACATACGAACACCTACGGCACAAATAGCAATTCGTGGGACAGATTTTACAACAACCATTGACGAACTCGGAAGGAGTCTGATAGTTCTACTTCCTGATAGATTTGGTGATTCATCAGGAGAAATAACAGTCATAAATGAAGGTGGTCGAATAGTCTTAGATAAGGCATTTCAGGCAACAATGGTTTCAAGTTTAGATAGTCCACCAACAAGTCCTGTGACAATATCAAATCTATCAGTTAATCAGATAGATAATATGTTTATTGTTGCACCACCACCTGCAGTTGCAGAGGCAGTACAAGAAGCAGCTCAAGATGATAACAATGAAGACCAAGGAATGTTAGATGTAGATTTCTTAGAGTTCAATGAGTTGGAAAAAGACTACGATGATTATGCAAATGACCCAGACTACGATGCAAGATATAGTTCTATTGATATTGACTTCTTAGATGCAGACTTCTTAGTAGACATGTTAGATGTTGTTGAAGAACTAATTAAAACCACAAAGGATTTGGGAGATAGACAATCATCTTCGGGTGGAAGTTCAGACTTTAACATAAAGGGTGCTTCACTTGGTAAGAATAAAGATTCACAATACAATGTTTTTATTGAAGATGGTGGCCTTGTATTTTACAGAGAGGTTGAGGGAAAGATAACTTTAACATTTCAACCAGGTGCATCAGTACAATTAAACACAATTACACCAAGTTATGAAGGTGTTATAACAGTAAATGGTGGAGATGAAATCTTCATTTACATCAACCAATCTAACTAAATACTACTACGACAACACAAAAAGAGGAGGTCGTATGATAAATATGTTATCACAACTCCGAGAATGGCATGAATCTCAATTAGTTGGGTTTCAGAAGTCTGTTAGACTTGATGACTACCATATGTATTGGTTGGCATTTAGTAAAGGGGTTTTCTTAACGATGATATTACTATGGATTATATAACTAAATCATTATTGAAATTTACTTTAGGGGTCTTATTGACCCCTATGGTTTTCGCTGGTGATAATCATGTCCATATTGAACAAGTCGGTGGTGGAGACAATGCAAATATTAATGTCACACAAATAGGTTCAGATAATACAGTAAACTTCTCCTTTGACCATGCAAACAATACATTTAACTTTCAACAAAACGGTTCAGGAAATAGTATTTCTTGGGTTTCATATTGGGGTTCAGGTAAAGCTTGGGGTGGTGATGTCGATGGCACAGGCAATAACGAAGCAGTAATACAGTATGATGGTGCAACATATGGTAGACACATATGGGGTAATAGTAATGATGTTGATATCTATCAGAATGGTTCTCATACACATAACTTAGACATACATGCAAGTAATGTTGACCACGAATTGTGGCAAGAAGGTGCAGGAACAAAATACAACCACACATACTATTATGGTTCTACTTCAGGTTCAGATACAAGTATTATGCAGAGAGGTTCTGGTGCCCACACTTCACAAATAACATTAACTGGTGCATACCCAACAACATTTAATCTGTTGCAAGAAGGTACTAGTAATAAGTCTTATAATCTTACTCAGAATTGTCAAACAGTTGGCGGTTGTTCAGTATCGATAACACAACAATGAGATCAGAATGTCCACCTGAGTTTTACGAATGTCTCACTATGGAAGAGTATGACGACATATTAGAACTCTTTGAAGAGAATAATATTGCAATGCCTGAATCAATGGGTGACGCAGAAGTAGCTGCACAATTTGTTTGGGAAGTTCTTTTTCTCGGACCAGTAGAATTAATCTCTATTGGACTTACAATGACAGTTCTTGCAACATATGGGTTAACAATATATTACATGTTTAAAAAGATACAAAAGAAATTCTCATGAGTTATTATCCACAAAGAGTCGTTGATATGGTCAATGACTATAGAAAAAGTGAAAGAAAGAAATTTTGGATGAAAGTATTCCGAATAATTTTAGCAACAGTTTTAATAGGTGGTGCAATCTACTTATTCTATGTTTAGTTGGAAATCAGTTCTAGTAAGCATATCATTACTAGTAGGGTTAAAGATATGGTCACCATACATTGTTGAGAACATACAGTGGTCATGGTTTGATACACTGCATCAACAAAAAGGAGAATTTTATGTTAACGACATCGTTTTGGTCGACATTGATGAGAAAACTTTGGAGACTCTTGGTCAGTATCCCTTACCTCGTGGTAATTACAGTCAACTTATGCTTGATTCTCATTATAGTAATACTCATGTTTTTAGTATGGTGTTTAGTGAAAATGACCGAACCCCTAATGAAGATGCACTATTCGCCGAAGGATTAATAAACAGACTTTCAATCCTAAGCAGTGCGCCATCGCCACAAAAAGATTCAGGAGTTGCACCTTTTGTGGGAACTTCCACACTAGGTGGTGCAGAGGCAAAAGACTTTATATGGAATTACAGTGGGATAGTATCACCAATTCCCATACTTAGAGACAATACTTACGGTGTTGGTGTGTCATCTTCGACTCCACCGATTACGGGAACACCAAACTTTGACGGAACAGTTCGTTCTGCACCACTATTAGTCTATGCAAATGAACAAGTATATCCTTCAGTTGCACTAGAAACTCTTCGTGCATTCTTTGACCAAAAATCTTATCAGTTAAAAGTCACACCTGAACTAGGTGTAGAATGGGTGAGAATGGGAAGAAACCCACCCATATCTACAACACCTACAGGTGATGTAATGATTTCATATTGGAATACCTTTCAGAGAATCTCTGCTGTAGACTTACCTGAATCAGGTCTTAATAATAAGATTCTGATATGGGGTCTAACTGCAGAAGGTCTGAATAATCCAGTTTCAACCCCAATGGGTGTAATGTATCCCCATGAAGTGCAAGCGAACCTAATCCAAACCGTCTTGCAAGACACTCGAATACAACAATCCTACTATCTTGAACAGCTCGAGATTGTTCTTCTGGCGTTAAGTCTTTTAATGATATTGTTGATGGTCTACAAACTTTCCACAGTTCTTGCGGCGATAATGAGTCTAACACTAGTTGCACTTCAGCTGGGTGGGGGTTATTATTTGTGGACTTCTCAACTCGTTCTTTTCGATACCTTCTTTTCATCAGTAAGCTCCTTGTTGATATTTGGACATGCTTCGTTTAACAAATACTATATTACATACCAAGAGAAACAACAAATCAAAAAGCAGTTCCAAAAATATTTATCTCCTGACATGGTTGAAGAACTACAAAAAGACCCTAGTAAATTGAGACTAGGTGGTGAAAGACGAGAGATGACTTTCATGTTCATGGACATATGTGGATTTACTCCCATAAGCGAGAAATTTAAGAACAACGATGACCCAGAGGGATTGGTAAATTTAATTAATAGATTCTTAGATGTTCAGACTAAAATAATTCTAAATAATTCTGGAACTATTGATAAGTATATGGGGGACTGTATTATGTCCTTCTGGAATGCTCCTTTGAATTGTCCAAATCATGCCGAGTTGGCAGTAAAGTCTGCAGAAGAAATATTAATTGCAACCAAGGAATTAAATGAAGAACTTTCTCCTCTCAATCTCCCTCCTATCAATGTCGGTATTGGCATTAGCACAGGAGAATGTATTGTCGGAAACATGGGTAGCGAACTTAGATTTGACTATTCCGTCATTGGAGATGCCGTCAACCTTGGTGCTAGACTCGAAGGCCAAACGAGAAATTATAATGGGGTGGACTTGTTGTTATCAGAAGAAACATATCTCCAGTGTCCTGCTAGAGCATTCACTGAAGTCGACAGAATTCTCGTCAAAGGTAAATCTGAGAAAGTCACAATTTACACTATATGAACCAGTATCCACTTTTCAGTGGACTACATTTATAACACTTCAATTCCTTGATATGTATACCACATATAAAGGACTCAAATACGATTGTGTTTATGAAACGAATCCTCTCTTTGGTGAAAGACCCTCAGTAATGAAAATGGGTGTAAGAAAGTTTCTTATTCTTTATCCAGCAATCACTCTTGAAATGAAACAACCAGTAATGACACGAGAAGACATGAGAGATGTCAATACTCTTATGGCTGTAGTTGTATTAAATAATAAGAGTGTCACAAACAATGCATCAAAAAGATGTTATAGATTACAAAAAACCGCTTGAAATTTCAGAAAAAGACCTTATAATAGGTATATGGGTGTTATAAATACCCTTGTAATTGCTCAATAGAGGATTACATATATTAACTTGCTAAAATTTAGGAGAAAACATATGACGCATTTAGATATTTTTGGTCAATTCAGACCGTTCGCAATAGGATTTGACAGGTACTTCGAAGACCTCGAAAGATTGTCACATCACACACAAACTAATTATCCACCTTACAACATCGTAAAGGAAGATGATGAGAACTTTTGCATAGAACTTGCAGTTGCAGGTTTCAGCAGAGAGGACATTGAAATCACTAGGGAGAAAAATGTTCTTATGATTGAAGGTAAAGTAGATGAAGATTCTAAGGACTTTGTTCATAAAGGATTAGCATCAAGAGCTTTCAAAAGAAGTTTTAATCTTGCAGACTTAGTTGAAGTCACAGGTGCCGACATGAAAGATGGTATTCTACATGTCAAACTGGTTAAAGTTATTCCTGAGGAAGACAAACCAGTAATTATTGAAATTAGTTAAAAAACTACCTTTACAGATACACTCATTTGTAATATAATGGGTGTATCTTTTTACATTATGGAGAAGTAAATGAATAATAAGATTGGACTAGAAATAGTCGAAGGACAAACTCAAATACCTGAAGTGGTTATGCCTATCAGAGTCGATGGTGACTTTGTTATGTTAAACACTAAAGAACAGTTTGCTGGAAAGAGAGTGGTAATCTTTGCATTACCTGGTGCATTCACCCCAACATGTTCATCATTCCAATTACCTGGTTTTGAAACTCAGTTTTCACAATTCCAAGAAAAAGGTATTGATGAGATATATTGTCTATCAGTAAACGACTCATTCGTAATGAATGCGTGGTTTGAAGGACAAGGTGTAGAGAATGTCAGACCATTACCAGACGGAAATGGTGAATTCACTCAACTTATAGGTGCTTCAGTTAAGAAAGCAAATCTCGGTTTCGGTATTAGAAGTTGGAGATATGCAATGGTAGTAAATGATGGTGTTATTGAAAGAATGTTTGCAGAAGCAGGATACGGTGACAACATTGATACAGACCCATATGAAGTATCATCACCTGAGAATGTATTAGCAAACTTATAGAATGCCTGATTTCAAATGTGATTTAGTCTTATCAGAGGAAGACGCTAAGTTTGCTTCTGATAAAATCACCGAGTATTACCAGAATTTTGGTAATATGGCAGACTATTTAAGAAAAATCAAACTAGAGAGGGTGGCAAAAATGCCATCTCCTCTTTTTGGTTTTAATCTATCAGACGATTTCTTTTCAGACTTCAACATGCATCCAGAAGATATGAACTTTAGAGTTGGTGTTGCAGACCACGAAATCTTTCACAACTACTTAGAGATTATTACATCACATGCAATTGAGGCCTCAAATCCTGGTAGAAAATTAATTTTAATGGTCTATGAAACAAATACAAATAAGATTGTGGGTTTCATAAGACTAGGTTCACCAATGATGAACATTGCTCCTAGAAATAGGTATTTTAATGAAGTGTTAGGTGCAGAGGCAATGCCTGTATTTAACAAACATGCAATCATGGGAATGATTATAGTTCCTACTCAACCATTTGGATTCAATTATCTTGGTGGTAAACTACTTGCATTGATGTGTTGTTCACATGAGGTGAAACAAATTATAGATGAGAAGTATGACATGAATCTATGTCACTTTGAAACTACCTCACTATATGGTTCAACTAAGAGTATGTCACAGTATGACGGTTTAAAACCTTTTATGAAAGGTCAAGGTCTAACTGATAGCAATTTTGCACCACTTATGAATGACAATTACTTTAAAGACTTAGAGAAATTCTTTGTAGAAAAGAATGGTGGTCCGATTGTTTGGGAAGGAGCATCAAGTAGAAAGATGAAAGTTCAATCTAAAATGATATCTATTATTAAGAAGTCTCTTAATGGAGATGATAAGAAGACCTTTACAGAAGTAGTAGATGATGCAAGAAGATTGAATGAAAGAAAAAGATTTTATGTATCTGATTTAGGTTATGAGAATTCTAAAGATGTTATATTGGGTAAAACTGATACACTGATAAAGAAATCCAACCATGATAGATACTCAATAAATAATTTAACAGAATGGTGGAGAAAGAAAGCATCTAATAGATACAACACTCTCTGTTCTGATGGTAGACTTCGAGATACACTTGAAGTATGGAATGAGAATCCAGATGACATTGACATTATTCGGTAAAACATTTAGAGTAGTAGAGAACCCCCACGAACAGGACGCTGCTATAGAAATTATAGAAGGAGACTTTAAAGGTCTTGTCTATCAGTATGGTAAAGTAGGATTCGAAGACGGAAAACCAAATATAAACTTTGAAAGAACGATTAGAAGGTTGCCAGATAGTGGAGAAGAACTTGATAATCTACTAAATAATAACGACCTAAATAATCTTATGGGAAACATTCTTGTAGAGATTATGCAAGAACAAATACAGAAAGAGGAAAAAGATGTCTGATTTTGAAAGACCAACACAATATCCGATAGTGATAACTAACGGAGATACCATATACATAATGGGTGAATTTGAAGAACCTGGTACAGATGCCTGGTTTGCTGAGAAAAATAGACTACAAACTAAATATCGTGAATTTGAGGCACTAGAAGCTGCCAGAGAAAACGAAGACGATGAAATAGAATTAGACTTAACAAGGAGTTAATAATGAACAGAGAAAAATTGATGGCAGAAATTAAAAGACATGAAGGAGAAGTCCTTGAAGTCTACAAAGATTCACTAGGTTATTTAACCTTTGGTGTCGGACACTTAATCAAAGATAGTGATGATGAACATGGTCAACCTGTTGGCACACCAGTCTCACAAGAAAGAGTAGACGATGTCTATGACTATGACTTTGATAAACATTTAGATGAAACTATTCATTTATTTGAATCAAAGGGTGGTGAAGACTTCTATGCATTACCAGAAAACATACAACATGTATTAGTTAACATGACATTCAACTTAGGTGGAACAAGATTCAGTAAGTTTAATAACATGTGGAAAGGTGTTGTCTCAGGTGATTGGGAGAAAGTTGCTGTTGAAATGCAAGACTCTAAATGGTTCGGACAAGTAGGAAGAAGAAGTGTTGAACTACAGGAGATGGTAAGAAGTGCGTAATATAAGAGACGAAGTTAAGTGTCTTAGATTAGATACAGGAGAAATTTTAATTGGTTTCTTTAAAAATCTATGGTGGAAAGGAAAATACGAATTAAGAGATTGTCAACAATGTCTAGTTTCTTTAGACGACAATAGAATGGAAGTTCAACTTGCACCTTATATACCCTTTGCAAAAGAATATGTTTTTGAAATTAGACATGATAAAGTTCAATCAGTTTTCGATGCAAAACCTCAACTAGAACAAAACTACAAAGTAGAAACAGGTAATCAAGTAAGAGGTCAGAGAGGCAACAAGTAATGAGTAGAGAATCTTTATTAAAAGCACTGATGAGTCAGTATCAAGGTGAAATGGACATTGCAATGGCCAATATTGATGTATATCAAAACAATCCAGCAGGTATCGGTGAACATCCAGATGTTGCACAGGCACTTGACACTCAAATCGAAAGGTATGCAAATGCAAAAGAAAAGTATGAGGCCTGCTACGATTTAATTCACAACAAACCACAAACCACATTGACAGAATAGACCTACTGTAGTATACTTACAGTATGGATTTTTATACAAATGTATGTCGTACTCGCGACAAAATACTAGTCACAGGTTATCAAGGCAATAAAAGGGTAAAAATGAAGGTCGATTATAGACCTAAACATTTTGTTCCTTCCAGAAAAGGTGACACACCTTACAAATCACTAGACGGCAGACCACTTGAAGTTGTAGAACTCAACTCAATGGGTGGTGCCAGAAAGTTCAGAGAAAAATATCATCAAACTGCAGGTATGGAAATACATGGTTATGATAGATATGTTTACACTTATATTTCAGATAAGTTCCCAACAGATTTCGAATACGACACAAAGAAAGTAAGAATTGCAACACTTGATATTGAGTGTGAATGTGAAGATGGTTTTCCAGAACCAATGATTGCAGGTGAGAAAGTCAATGCAATTGCAATCAAACCTTTCGGTCATAATACACATGTCTTCGGTCTAGGTCCTTGGGATGAAAAACCTGCCAATTGTGTTTACTATAATTGTGTAGACGAGGCACAACTTCTAACAGAGTTCATCAAATTCTGGAGAAAGGCCTCTTTTGATATTATCACAGGTTGGAATGTAGATTCATTTGATATCACATATCTTTGTAATAGAATTGATAAAGTTTTTGGTCAAGATGAACATAAGAAATTATCACCATGGGGTATGTCAGATGTCAGAGAATACATGTCTAACTTTGGTCAGAAACAACAGACATTCAATCTTTATGGTATCAGTATTGTAGATTACTTAGACTTGTATCGTAAACATACCCCACAAACACAAGAGTCATATAAACTAGAACACATTTCACAAGTAGAACTCAATACAGGTAAGATTGATTACTCAGAGTATGGCAATCTACACACACTTTACAAACAAGACTACTCAAAGTTCCTTGCATATAATGTTAAAGATGCAGTTCTTGTTGAAGAACTAGAAGAGAAACTTGGATTCTTAGAACTAACAATCGTTATGGCATATTCTGCCAAGTGTAATTACAATGACACATTCGGTATGGTTAAGTATTGGGAAACAATCATCTATAATCATCTGAAGAAACAAGGCATACAAACACCACCTCAGGCATTAAGACGAGACGGAAAGAATCATCGTATTGAAGGTGCATATGTAAAAGAACCACAAGTCGGTGGTCATAATTGGGTTATGTCGTTTGACTTGAACTCTCTTTATCCACATCTAATCATGCAGTTTAATATTTCACCAGAGAAAATGGTAAAGACTGGTCTTATGGACACCAAGATTGCAGGCATGTTAGACAAGACGATTGACTTATCTGAATTGAAAAGACAGAATCTAACAGTCACACCAAACGGTGTTAAATTCAAAAGAGACAAACAAGGTTTTCTTCCAGAACTCATGGAAACATTATACGATGAGAGAAAGGAATACAAACAGAAGATGATTGGTTATCAGAAAGAACTACAAGTATGTGACGACCCTATTGAAAAGAAAAAACTCGAAGTTAGAATTAAACGAGCATACAACAACCAACAGGTCAGAAAGATTTCTTTAAACAGTGCATATGGTGTTCTTGCTAATCAATGGTTTGCATTCTTTGACCCACAACTTGCAGAGTCAGTCACTACTGCAGGTCAATTAGTAATTAAGTGGTCAGAGAAAACTGCAAATGATTATCTAAACAAAGTTCTAAAGACAAACAAAGATTACATCGTTGCAATGGACACTGATTCAATCTATATCACACTTGATGATTTAGTAAATCAAATCTTCACACCAGAACAACAAAAAGATAAGAGTAAAGTTGTTGACTTCTTATGTAAGATTGAAGTTGAAATTGAGAAGGCATTAAGAGAGGGTTTTGAAGACCTTAAAGATTACACAAATTCATTTCAACAGAAAATGGAAATGGGTCGTGAAGTAATTGCAGATAGAGGTATCTGGACTGCAAAGAAAAGATACATTCTAAATGTATATGACAATGAGGGTGTAAGACTTAGAGAACCTAAATTAAAAATGATGGGTATTGAAACTGCAAAGTCTTCAACTCCACAATGGGTCAGAAAGAAACTTACTGAAGCATTGAATATTGTAATGACTAAAACAGAGAATGAATTGTGGGAATTTGTTGAAACAACAAGAAAGGAATTCAGAAATCTACCTGTAGAAGAGATTGCCTCACCAAGAGGGTGTAATAATATTAAACAATATCATGACAACTCAAACATCTACTCAAAGGGTACACCCATACATGTCCGAGGTGCCTTACTTTACAATCACCACTTAGAGAAACTAAACTTAGATAAAAGATATGAGTTGATAAAGAACGGAGATAAACTCCACTTTACATATCTTACAACACCAAACCCAATAAAAGAGAATGTTATCTCATTCTTATCGGTTCTGCCTCGTGAGTTTGACATACAGAAGTATGTTGATTATGACTTACAGTTTGATAAGGCATTCATTGAACCACTCAAAGGTATTATCAATCTTATTGACTGGAATGTAGAACCAGTTGCAAGTCTTGATAGTTTCTTTGGATAAATATAACCATGGCATATAGTAAAAAAGTAGTCGATAGATTCGAGGATGTTTTAAGGAATCCTGAAAAACATTCAGTGGGTAGATTCGACCCAAACGACCCAATGGTTGCAACAGGCATGACAGGAGCTCCTGCATGTGGTGATGTAATGAAACTTCAATTAAAATTAGACGACAATGAGAGAATCATAGATGTCAAATTCAAAACATACGGATGCGGAAGTGCTATTGCATCGAGTTCGTTGTTCGTTGACTTACTTACAGGGAAAACGATTGACGAAGCAAAACTTATTAAAGATAAAGAGATTGCAGAAATCCTTGAATTACCTGCAATCAAATTACACTGCTCAGTCCTTGCAGAAGACTCCATCAAAAAAGCAATAGAAGATTGGGAAGAGAAGACTTCACACCGAAAACATAATTATCCTAAATAGTAGTATGAAAAATACATATGAATACAATGTGACTATTGCAAAAGTGGTTGACGGTGATACAGTAGATGTAGATATCGACCTTGGTTTCGGGATGGTTTATAAAAAACAAAGAGTAAGGATGCTGGGCATAGATACTCCTGAATCCAGAACAAGAGACTTAGTAGAAAAGAAATTCGGTAAGGCATCTAAAAAACATCTTAAAGAATTATTAGAATCTGCAGAATCAATTACTCTAATCTCACATGATAAAGGTAAATTCGGACGAATACTTGGTGAACTATTTGTTCATGAAGAAGGCATTAAAGTTAATGTAAACGAACAAATGATTACAGACCATCATGCAGTACCATATACAGGTGAGAACAAAGACTTAGTAGAAGAACAACACATGGCAAACAGAGAAGTATTACTTGCCAATGCAACAGTTGTTTTAGACGATTAATGGAATTCTCTTCGATAGATTTGGTTTATATGTTTCTAATCGGTGGATTATATGCCGGATTCTTATACATGGAAGTTCAAATTTCTCAAATCAAAGCGATGATGGAAGAACATGTCAAATGTGATGAATCCATGAAAGACATGTCCGACAGATACCGCAAAAAAGACTAAAAAACCCCTTTACAAATCTCATAGATACCTCTATAATAGAGTTATGATTAAAAACATTATGAGAGGTGTATAGTTATGAGTTTTTTGAAAGACTTAATCAAATCAACAGGCAATGAGTACGCAGGTATTGTTGCTGACGGAGTTCAAGCAGGAGATGTAGACTCGTTTGTAGACACAGGCAGTTATATATTCAATGCACTCCTTTCCGGTTCACTACACGGTGGACTTCCCAAAAATAAAATTACTGCAATTGCAGGTGAATCAGCAACAGGAAAAACTTTCTTTGCATTAGGAATAGTGAAACAATTCCTTTCAGATAATCCAGACGCTGCAGTAATTTACTTTGAATCTGAATCTGCAATCACAAAAGAAATGATTGAAGACAGAGGTATAGATTCAAAGAGAATCGTTATTGTACCAGTTGTGACTGTTCAACAGTTCAGAACTCAATCAATAAGTATCTTAGACAAATATTTAGAAACAGATGAGTCAGAACGACCACCTATGATGTTTGTATTAGATTCACTTGGTATGTTATCAACTACTAAAGAAATCGAAGATACCGCAGAGGGCAAAGAGACAAAAGATATGACTCGTGCCCAAATTGTAAAAGGTGCATTCAGAGTGTTAACTTTAAAACTCGGTAGAGCAAAAGTTCCTATGATTGTCACTAACCATACTTACGATGTAATTGGTTCTATGTTCCCACAAAAAGAAATGGGTGGTGGTAGTGGTCTTAAATACGCTGCATCATCAATTATCTATCTCTCTAAGAGAAAAGAAAAAGACGGAACAGATATTATCGGTAATATCATTCACTGTAAGAATGCAAAGTCCAGACTTACTGTTGAGAACAAAGTTGTTGATGTGAGATTATCATATGACACTGGTCTTGATAGATATTATGGTCTACTAGACCTTGCACTCAAACATGGTGTTTTTGAGAAATCATCAACGAGAGTTAAATTACCAAATGGCAAAACCGAATTCGGTAAAACCATCAACAATAATCCTGAAAAATACTTCACACCAGAAGTTATGGAATCATTAGAACAAGCAGTTAATAAAGAGTTTAAATATGGAAGCAATAGCGAGATTAGAACAGACAATCCTGAAGAATCTGATTCAGAATGAACCCTTTACTAGGAAGGTTTTACCTTTCCTAAAATCAGAGTATTTCACCGAGAGTGACGAGAAGGTAGTATTTAAAGAGATACAAGAGTATTTCTTAAAGTATACTAAACCACCTACTACGGAAGCACTTCTCATAAACTTAGACAACAATACTTCTATTAACGAGAATGAATTGAAAATGTCTAAAACCGTAATCAGTCAATTCGACAAAGAGACAACTCCAATGGATTGGCTCGTTGAAGAGACTGAGAAGTGGTGCAAAGATAGAGCAATCTATATTGCAGTCATGGATTCTATTGAGGTTATCGATAAGAAATCTCAAAGGTCTACTGGTGAAATACCTGAACTTTTGAAAGATGCATTATCTGTATCATTTGACCAAAATATTGGTCATGACCAGATTGAAGATGCAGAAGCAAGATTTGAATTCTACCATACGGAAGAAGAGAAGATTCCGTTTGACTTAGAATACTTTAACAAGATTACTAAAGGTGGTCTTCCAAACAAAACACTTAATATATGTCTTGCAGGTACTGGTGTTGGTAAGTCCTTATTCATGTGTCATATGGCATCTGCTGGTTTGATGATGAACAAGAACATACTATACATTACACTTGAAATGTCAGAAGAAAGAATTGCAGAGAGAATCGATGCAAATACATTGAACATTCCTATGAAAGATTTACCTGATTTATCTAAGAAACAGTATGATAAAAAGATTGAAAAGATTGCACAAAAAACTAAAGGCAGACTTATCATCAAAGAATATCCTACTGCATCGGCACATGTCGGTCATTTTAGACATCTATTACAAGAACTAGAAATCAAAAAAGATTTCAAACCTGATATGATATTCATTGACTATCTAAACATTTGTTCTTCACATAGAATAAGACCAGGTGCAGGTGCAAACTCATACACATTAGTGAAGAGTATTGCAGAAGAACTTAGAGGACTTGCAGTAGAATTTGATGTACCAATTATGAGTGCAACTCAGACTACAAGAAGTGGTTTTGGTTCTACTGATATTGGTCTTGAAGATACTTCAGAATCATTTGGTTTACCTGCAACTGCAGACTTTA